TCTATATTCGATTTTCTTGATCCATTTGCAGAACAACGAAAAGAATTAGAACCTCCACCTGCCACTCAATCTACAAGTTTACCTCCTCTTCCTGGTCCTTTTACTGCTCAAGAAGAACCTGCACCTGCACCAGAACCTATAGATCTAACAGAACCTGCACCAGAACCGGTACCTATAGATCTAACAGAACCTGCACAGGAACCCACACCAGAACCTATAGATCTAACAGAACCTGCACCTGCACCTCCACCTGCACCGGAATCTATAAATAGAATTCCTGCAGATCAAGTTAGAACGCCTACAGTAAATCCAACGGTAAAAAATGCAGATGTTATACTACAAAAATTTAACAAATGTGCAGCTGCTATAAAACCTAAAATAAAGAATGGTATAATCTCACGTACCGATTATAACGAAACTATAACTAATGAGTTTACTAAAGATCAAGTAGATGAATGTTTAAGAATTTTAAAAGCAAAAGTTGAAGAACCTGCTCCAGCACCAGCACCAGCACCAGCACCAGCACCAGCACCAGCACCAGCACCAGCACCAGCACCAGCACCAGCACCAGCTCCAGCTCCAGCTCCAGCTCCAGCACCTGCACCTGCACCAGCACCAGCACCAGCTCCAGCTCCAGCTCCAGCACCTGCACCTGCACCAGGACCGGAACCTGAACCAACTACAACTCAAATGATTACAAACTTTTTCAATCCTCCGATAGCTAGAATGAATTGTCAAGATATTGTTCCAGAAGTTCCTATTGGTCAAGTAAAGAAGATAAATAATGATAAATGGTCATTTTATAATTCAATTTTAGCAGTTCAGGATAAAAAATATGGAAATGACCAAGCTCAAGCATTCGCAAAGAAGATTAGAAATTTCATGGTAAAGCCTGAAAATATTCAAAACTTTCAACATTTATATGATCATGAAACTCCTCCCGAACTAAAAACTGACTACCAAAATTTTAGTAAATATTTAGAATCTATGACTATCAAAGATAAATCAGGAAATGCAAAAAGTTTACCAATAGTTCATGTCATTGGATCTGGAGCAGCCGCAGTTACAGAATCCATTATTGCAATTTATTCTGATTCTGGTAATAGTGATGATGTGTTTTGCCCTCCTAATTTTACAAAGGACACACCAGTTATTCAATTAATGTTTGATGACGATAAGCAATATGATGCAGTAATGCCAGAAGAACCTATTACTGAAACAACTACAACTGAAACCACAAAAACTACTATTCTTCCTGGTCAAGCACCAGCTCCAGCACCAGCTCCAGCACCAGCTCCAGCTCCTGTACAAAGTGAAAATGTTGTTGATCGTCTTCTTAAGAAGGTTTCATGCGATATTAGCGATCGAACATACGATGCACAATTACTTCAAGATCAACAAAAAGCACTTGAAATTCGTAAAATGGTACTACAGGAAATTGCAAACCAAAAGTCTACACCTGCTGCAAAAACAAAGGATGAATTTAATCAAGCAGCTCGTGAAGAATTACTAACATTCGTAGTTACAACTGCAAAAGAGAAGTTACCAACGTATGAACAACTAGCAGCTGATCCTACATTTGTTAAAACTGTAAAAGATAAGCTTACTTCACAACAAAAAACTGAATTTGATGGATTGTTCAAAAAGGTATATCCTGATCTTTATAAAGTTCAAATACAAACACAACAAAGTAATCAAGGTAGCTCATGGAAATGGCCTACATTCATTACAGAAGAACAAAAAACAAAGATTAAAGCAGATCTAAAAGCAAATAAGGATATACCCTTAGGTGATATAATGAATACGCTTGGATTATCAAATGAACAAAAAGCAGAGTTTGGAACCGAATGGGGAAAAGGATTGAAAACTTATTTAATAAGTGGAGATTCCGTTACAAAACCAGATAGTGTTACTCAATCAGATTGGGATTCGACTATTGCAGGAATAAAGAGTGGAACTATTAAAAAGAAAAAAGAGATGAAAGGTACAGCATCTACTATAGATGACAAATTGTGGGGAAAAATGCTTCAACAATATAGAACTAAAACGGGAGGTGCAACAAAACGTAGATCACTAATTGGTCGACGTACAGTCCGTCGTGTTTAATGAAAGATTTTCAATTATATTTAAAATATACGGTGTAACACCATCGTGCACGCAAACAAATACGTCTTTCGTGCGCGTTGCCATTATAAGCCGCAGAACTTCATATTGATCATGAAAAGATAACTCTTTCATGCAAATTACAACTTTTCCTTCTTTATAAGTTAATTGTTCTCTGATTTTTTCCATTGTTTAGTATGAAGTAAGTTTATGTGTATATGGATTATTATTGAATGCACTTAAGATTTCAGGACCATTTCGTGAAACAATTGCATCCTGTTGTAGAGGTTCATTGTAACGGTAAGAACCCATGCTATCTGCATGAGCATTAATACGTTGAATAGGAGGATTAATACGTGTTGCATCAGACAAAACGCTTTCATCACGTTTTATTTGTGCCGAATAACTATCTGAACCAATCGAAAATCCAGTTCCAGATGCAGCTCCTGCAGGCCCAGGACGTCCTTCTGTAGTTAACTTCATAAATTCCTGATATGGTTCTGTAAACGCACGAATGTAGGATGCAAAAATTGCATTACCACGAGCCCCACCTTCATATTCAACACTTGTACTTTCACGAGCCTGTTCCTTCATTGGTTGATCTGCATAAATACGAGGAGCTGTTTGAACACCTACAGCTGTATTTGCACGATCCATTCCATAAATTGCAAACTTGTCTGGTTTATTTTTGTTAACAGCAGCTTGAATACCTGGCTGTGTAATAAAGTTTTTTCCTGGAACTGGATCTTGTTCGAATGTAAGCTTTGGTTTTGTTACAACACGAAGTTCATCTGTTGTTTTTGGAAGCATAAATTCATGCAATTGATCTTGTTGAAATCCTCCCTTTCCTAAATTTGTATAACCATCGTTTGCACCAGGTCCTACTTGAACTTGCTGTATCGGAAAGATATTCTTCATATTCTGTCCAGAAACCATACGAGATTGTTCAAAATCGGTTTCAACTTGATTACCAAATGGGCGTCCAGTTGCAGGTTTTGCATCGAACATAGACTTTACTTCTCGTTTTTGAGTATATTCTTTTCCTGCTCCCGTCCAAGTGTCTAAAATACCTTCAGTTGCACCTGAATACATGCTTTGAGTGACACGTGCTCCAAAAAATGGAACCTCATTGTTATGTCCTTGTTGTGTTTGACTATGCGCTATACCCTCTCGATGTTCTTCAGTTGGACGAGGTGTTAAAGGCGTAAATCTTTCTTGTGTTGGCTGACCGACTGCCAACATATAACCTACGGCTCCAAGACCCAATAATAGTGCAACTTCAATCATCTTTGTATTTCAGTGTACTTTTTCTTCTCAGGCTTTTCCGATTTAACTGGAAAAATTGCATGATTTTGTGGTTTATGAAAAAGCCACGTCATTCGACGATAGCTTTGGTCTTGTGCAGATGAAACAGGCGGATATACGACAGGTGCAAACGGTACTTCATTTTCCTCTGGAACATATAACTTACGATTTATGGGCGTTTGCAGAGAGTAATCCATTTGTGTTTACAGGTGAAGTTATTTCGGACCAAGTATTCCTATTGAAAGGAGATACAATGATGCTATTGAGCATTGATTTGAACTTTTGAACCATTTTATTAAACTCACCTGCATCTGTTCCAGGCAATGGAACTGGTAGAGTAATGTTCTTATTTGCAGGTTTTACGCCATAACAATTTACTCCAAATTTAGAATCTGTATCAAAATATCCACCATTTACTCCAGGACGTCCACAAGCTGTTCGTTTTGATTGATCTGTTTCACGTTGCAATGCTTCCCATGTACCTTGTTGTGTTGGGAATAGTCCCATTCCACCTTGTGTCCAACCATAACCACACCATTCTGCACCACTTGAATGTGCTTCCATAATTTGATCATAGGATGCAAGTTCTGATTCATATGCAGCACAAACTGCAGGTGCTTCGTCATACGTATAATTGTTTCCACTTATGTAGAATACCTCTTTCTTCTCAATTGAAAGAGGTGTCATACTTTGCTTACTTTTTAAAACAGGTGGAGGAGGAGCTGCTGTTTCTTGAAAATTAATATCGATTCCAGTATCTGTTGTCTCTATTTTAAAAATTCCAAGCTGATGCAGAACGTAAAATAAGATACCTGCTAACATTAGAATTAGTACAGCTGGCATAAGACTTCCACCAATCATACTTATGACAAACATCGCAAATACACCAGCAATTGCAACAATTAATATCGTTGGAACAGGCAACATTACTCTTCTAGCCGATAATAAATTAATAGTCTCATACTTGAAGAAAGAGGGAATTGTTTGGGTCCAAAATCTTGAACATGAGTATCATTGAACTTGTACCACGAAGAGCCTGGAGGAATATTTCTTCCAAATGTCCACCAATGAGATCCGTTGTAACAAACAATTGAAATAAGTGCATATTTTTTTGAATTCAAAACAAGTATAGGTGAATAGCTAATTGTTCCAGTGCTTGATGTCATATTAAAAATCATAATATTCGGAAATGATCCGATAAGATATTGACGAGTGCAACCAAGTTTCTTACACTTATCACATTTCCAGTCATCTACTTTTGTAGGCGTTACAACCTCTTGAATACATTGACTAATGGGTTTATTTGGTTCATTTGATGCTAACGAAAACTCAATTGTTGTATCTTCACGTGTTTCTGTTTTTCCACATGAATTGCAAGTGGTTGTTTGTGCATTTTTAAACCTACAAAGTTTATCTAAGAATGGAAGTTTATCGCATAAATGGGTTAGTAATTCGTGTGTATCACCAACACCACTCCCCGCCGGCATAGCTTCATTTTTCACTACTTCAAAAAATTCTCGTAAACCTGATTTTCCATTTGATTTCCAAATAGTATGTAATGATTTATCGGTTGAATTATCTGTATCAATTTTATTATTTGAATATCGATCTTGCAATTCAGGTATACGAAAGATTGACTGAAGACAGGCGTTTACCCAACAACTTCCTCGAAAGTTGTGAAGACCAAACATCTCTTTATCTAATGTTGAAATTTAGTAAAATCTGTTAAAAAGGGTTGCGGCTCACCTTCTGTTGGAAATGCCTTTTTTAGATCAGGGTTGAAATCATAAATTTCATCATCAACATTATCTGATTCATGCTTAGGTTTTTTAGGTTTAGTTCCTGGAATTGTTGCAATATCAGGCCCATAAATATCAGGATACACACCTGACGCCGGTACTAATTTTCCGTTC